GTATGATTTAACTTCTGAACTATATTCTACTGAACCATTCTTATAAAATAAAACTCTTGAATCTTCATTGTCGTCAATACCACTTATTTTCATTCTTGCAGAAAATAAATATTTCCCTGCTTTACCTGATGGCACTGTAAATTTATAACCAGAAGTATCGTAACCAGATCCTTGATTCCATAATACTGCATCTAAATTTGCTTTTGTATAAGTTGTATTTGCAATACTTTGAACTGCGGTTAAGTATGCATAAAAATATGGCTCACTTATTTTCTGCGTAGTAAGATTACCACTACCATCACTGGTAAATAGTGTGTTACCATTGAAGTCTTGATACTGATTTACTTTAATTATTCCTGCCATATTATTACTCTGATATTAATCTATAACCTTTAAAAAATGTTTCACTTGTGCTTAATGTTCTAGTACCACCTTCATTATGTTGAATATATGCTTCGATTTCATCACCTGCTGATAAATTTAAAAATACTTGTGATCTAACTCTTACATCTTTATTAGTGCCAGGTGAATACCATCTAGCTGTTGTTCCAGGTTCAGAACTTCCATTTTTATAAAATACAATTTGTCCATATTCTGCATCATCTATAAGTCCTAATTCTGTTGTAGCTTGAAACCAATATTTTCCAGCAAAACCTGATGGAACAACAAATTTACTATTCGATAAATCAAATGCACTTCCAACATCCCATTGTTCAATATTAAATGTTATTTTAGTAAAAGTTCCAGTTGCAGCAGTTACACCACTTGTACTTCTTGCACCAAAATTAGGAGTATTAGTTAAAGTACCACCAGATACACCTGTGCCTAAATCAACTTTTTCACCACTTGCACCAACAGTAATCGTACCACTACCTTGTGAAGATTGGTGTTTAATATTATCTACAAATAAAGTTCCCATTATACTACCGTCAATGTCCCATTAACTGTTACTGTGCCTGTGAAAGATACTGGACCACATAACATCATGTTATCAGCAGCGTCTACTGTGATAGTTGATGATACTGTAGCTTTGTTTTCATAGCCACCGTTGATTGATTTTATCATACCAAATTCAATTGAGTTTTCTCCAGGTGTAGTTTCACCTATAGATTTACCTTGGTATACTACATAAATATTATTAGTTCCTGTTGGCGGTGCAGCTGTAAAAGCTAAAGTTGTGCCACCAGATATTGTGTAAGCTGAGTGGGGATCTTGACGAACATTTCCCACAAAAACTTCTACTTCGTTGGTGTTACTAACAGTTTGTGAAAGTGTAAAATTTGTTTCTGAATTATCACCGCTGAACTGCGAAGAGTTCATGGTAAGTAAATTTCCTTTTGGTGCGTTTCCTAGATAGGCCATGAATCTCCTTACGTACTTATTGCATCAACAACTGACATCCAAACACTTAGTGAACTTGCAGTATCTGATTGTGCTTTCACTACGTCTCCAGACTCAATTACTATTTTTGAACCTCCATCAATAAGTTCCAAAGATCCGCCTGGAACTATCGGTGCATTTTTAATTAGATAATGATCTTGTGATCCACTTGTTACAGTAGATGTAACAAATATACTTGCATTTATTGTTGATGTTGTAGTGTTCGCTAAACGAATAGAAATGATTGCGTCGTCTGAATTACTAGTATGAATAGCTACTGCGCTAGTTCCTACTGAATGTTGTCCATATCTTTCAAAATCTTGTGCCATATTACTCCTTTACTATAAGGCGATCGCCATTGCAACCGCAAATCCTGCTGATACTCCTGCTGATAAAGTTTCTCCATTTGCTGTTACTGTTCCAGGTATTGTTATGTTTCCAGAATTATCTCCTGAAATCCATGTTGTGGTTGTTGAACCATCATAACCAGCAATTTTTAATTGTCTATTACCGGTTACGCTATCCGCTAATACTTTACCAATTATTACGTTACCTGAACCAGATGTAATATTTTCTCCTGCTCCAGCGCCAACTCCTGTGTTGTAAGAACCTGTAACAAGTTGTAAAGCACTTCTACCAAAAGCTGAGTTAAATCCTGTAGAATCAGTAACGACATTTAATGCAAAAGCACCTACACCAGTGTTTTTCCCTGAACTTGTTAATGCAGTTAAAGCTACATTACCAACCGCTGTGTTTTGATCTCCACTTGTTAAAGCATCTAAAGCTTCAATTCCAACTCCAGTATTATCTTCTGCTGATGATAAACTACCTGTTGTTGAGTGACCGATTAATATACTGTCTGCAAAATTTGTTCCTTCAAATTTACCAGGTATGATTTGACCTGTTACACTATTTATGTTTACTGTATTACTAATATTAACAACATGATTACCCATGTAGCCATGTGATGAACATTGATAATATAAAATGTTTGGCGTGTTTTCGTCTACAGCTATTTGTGTATATGCACCAGATGATCCTGCTGTACCATTTGTGGTTACACCTGTTGTATATGCTGTAGTTTTATCTGCTTCTAAATAAAATCTTAATGGGTGTGAACTGTTTGATGAATCTGATTGATCAAATCTGTAGTAATATTTTGCGCCTGAATCCACACCAGAAAATCTTAATGCTGGTGATTCTAATCCATCAAGAAAATATGCATTACCACTAGAACTTCCTCCTGCTGGATAAGGATGATTACTTGTTTTAGAATCAACTTTAACAGTAATTATTTTTGGCGCTGATGAAGAACCATATTCTTCTGGTGTAGGTAAACCTATTTTTGCACCTGGAACAGTACAAAATACTTCTGTTGGACCTGCAAAACTTACTTTTGCGTCACTGTTAGAACTGGAGATAACATAAGTTCTAGCAAGTGTGCTTGCACCAGAGTTTAAAGTTCCAAAACCAACTTCAAAGTTATTTGTTCCTGTTTCAAAGATACAGTAATAAGTGGTATTGTCTCCACCGATACCAGCAGAAAAAGATTCAAAACCTGAAACTGCTCCACCAAGTGTAATCGTACCTGTTCCAGTAGTTGCACTGGATTCTTTTACCCTATCGTTTAATTTAAACGCCATTTATAAATCCTATGATGATGTTAAACTAATAATCGCATTTGATGGTGTACTTGGATCAGGAAACGAAACAGTGAAGTCACCGTTTGTTGCTGTCTTTGTTCCACCAAAATCTAAAACTACACATAACTTATCACCTTGATCATCGTTATATATCGCTGCAAAAGCTGCAGAGAAAGTTGCGCTTGACCAAGTTACATCTGCAAAATCTACAGACGAAGTAGCCGTTGATGCTGCAACAGCTTGACTAGTTAAAGCTTTTCTAACATAGTTTGAACTACCTGCAGAAGAAACTTCGTTTGTGCTATCTGCAACTGTGCTAGATGTTGTGTAAGGATTAGATGTGTACAATGCTATTTTAAAGCTGTCTCCACCAGTAGCAAAATTATGCGTTCCAGATAGAAGTTCACCTTTAAAAGAAAATGGTACTATGTTTGCCATATATTATCTCCTTAATTTACGGTGATGGTGATCTTAGAGGAGTACGAATAACACCATCTTGATATTCGTCTCGGCGTCTTCTACCTTGTTGTTCGATAGAGTACGATGATAAAGCCCTTTGATAAGACTGTTCATAGTATTGTAACAGATCTGTTGGACCTTTCAAGTATCCATATGCTTCTACCAGACAAGAATACAAAAGTAAATCCTGATATTTGTTAGATACATAAGTACCTACAGTCGATGCAGGATTTGCTGTTGTTGGCTGAGTAGTGCTTGTAATACTTATCGGTTGCTTAACATATGCTAAAGTTATGTCATATGTAGAGTCTGGTGTAGGTGCCACAACCCAAAATTCATCGTCCCAGTTACCATAATATTTAGGAAAACCAGACTGAGTTGCAGGTGTATCGTAGAAAGCAGCCATATAACTTGTCTCTTTTTTCTCTAAAAATACTTGCTTACCAGATGAATCTTTTAGTTGAACATATCGAATAAATCTTAAATCAGTTGGAATAGTTACATATCTATTACCTGTAACTAGTTGTGATGTAGCATAGAACCTATTATCATCAGAATCAGACTCCCTATATATTCTGTTTTCAGCGTTCTTAATAATAGTATCTAATACAGAATCAGATAATACTCCATCATCAACTTCAGTGTAGTTTCTAATATCAGTTCTTAAATTAGCTAAAGTGTATGCCATTATTCTTCTGAATCACCTTTATATTTTGCTTTTATTTTTTCTAATTTGTGAAGTGGAAGATCTGATTTTTCTTCTTTTTCTTCCTCTATACCAAACCATTTGTGAATTATTTTTTTTATAAATTTTATCATGCTTGTATTGTTACAGGTCCTGCTGACACTGTTACTCCTCCTGACTCCTCTGTTATACTAGGTGTTACACCTAATGTAAATGTATACTTATCTGTTGTAGTTACAGTTATACTAAAACCACTAGAATTTTCGTATGTTGTAAAAGCCACTCCTCCTGGACTACCTACTACATTTCTAAATCTAACCGTATCACCAGTTGTTCTACCATGATTTTTTTCTGTAACAGTTATTGTTTGAGAACCTGATGTTATTGAAAAAGGATTGTTTCCCAACAAAGCAGCTGATGCTGGCTCCACTCTATCTGATCTAACATTTAATAATGCAATACCGTCTCCAGATTGTGATCTTGGTTGTAGTTGTGGTTGTTTAGGTTCAAATTCTGTGTAGTGAACAAAAGAACCATTCCACTCTCTGACCATTTCTCTGTATGGAAACTCCATACCAGACCTATCTGATATTGCTTTTGCGTATTTACCTGTTGCGTATTTTCCCATTATGTACCTGGATAATAAGTTTTAGGTGATATGTGAGTGCTAGAATCAGAACCATCTTCTGCTAACGCTCTTTGAAACTCTTCTTCGTATACCAATTTCATTGGCTGTATTAGTTGTGGTGCATATTTCATAGCTAGATAATATGTTAAACCAGAAACCATACAAGGCACAAATCTAAAAGGCATATCAGTTGCGTTTGTGTATGCACCTGCATCTTGTATTCTTTTAATATAGTATATGTGCATGTCTTTTGTTGCATTAGTTGAATCTGGTGTTGGATAGACACTAATACTTACATGATCAATAAATCTTTGTACCCAATATTGGTTAGGTGTGCCTTTTGATAGTTTGTTTGAAAAACCTGCGTATACAGATCTATCAACTTTTGTCATTGGACTATCTGATTGTGTAGTTTGAGTTCTATTAGATCTTAATTGTGCTTCAAGGACATCGGACATTCCATAAATATTAGCAGGAGTTGAGACAGCACTTGTGCCATCACCAGATGATCTAAAAAATTTGTACTCGGATTGACCCTCAATCAAATCAATATTTGTTTCAGCTATTTCCCAATAGTGAATACCTCTATTGCCCCATTCTTGAAGCATTATATTTAAAGATCTTCTTGAAGTTTTTAACTGATAACCTGATACGTTTTGAATACCTAATCTTTCAAAAGCCTCTTCTATTATTTCATCAATAGAAAAAGTTTTATCAAAAGTAGTTGTACCAGAGGTAGTGTTAGCCATTTACCCTCCTAGCCAGTGTATCCGATAGTAACCGATGTAACGTTAGTCATAGTAGCATGGACACCATTTTCAAATCTAATTCCGTCTCCTGGAATCATGATATCTAAACCTTCTGTTCCAAAATCAGCTTCGAAAACTTTGTCTCCTGAACTACCAGATGAAATATCTCTTAAAACTAATGTAGAAGAAGCAACTCCATTACCTTGTATGTAAGTAACTCTACATGGTCCTATGTTTACTGATCCACCTGAAATAGTTTTTACTTGTCCTGTGCTTGCTATGTTTGTAAATTTTTGATCTGAACTCATATTTTTTCCTTTAATTAAACTGTGGGGCCGAAGCCCCACATTAAATTAATTATGATAAATTATTGTTTTGTATATACAAAACAGTAACAGTCGCTGCACCTGTAGTACCGTCACCGTTAGCTGCTGTGAATGTAGCAGTTACAGTTTGATCAGATGTGCCAATGTCTGTACCTTCAGTTCCAATCGTACCTCTAGTTGTTGCTAAAGCTTTTACGTTAGTAGCTGGTAGATACTCGTCTGTATCACCTGAGTTTCCAACTTGAACAGTAGCAGTTCCACCGTCATTGTTGACAGTTGTAACGTTTAATATAACGTCAACGATTTGTGAATTTGCAGGTATGATTCCTACAGTTGTTGTAGCAGTTGCACCAATAATATCGATTACTGCTGATTGAGCCATTAATACAAATCCTGTATTAGCACTAGCTCCTTCTCTTATCGATCCCGCTTTTACCGGTCCCGAAAATGTAGTTGTTGCCATAATTATATCCTCCTAGTTTCCGAATACTGTCTCTAGGCCGTCGACTATACTCGTCAGTATTCTAATTAATTGTATAGTGACAAAATTATATACTAGTTTTAAATAGAGTGCAAGAGAGCCTGTAGTGTGGATTGGATTTTTCCAACGATGTAGCTTTTTTATTAAGTAGCTACAGAAACTTCGGGTGCAGTTTTATGTGCAGCTTGTGCTTCTGCCATTTTTATATGGTTAATCAACTCTCTAACTTTATTGTCGATCTTGACCATATTAAGAGTGTATCTTCCCTCACTCTTATGTTCCTGCTCCCACTTGTTGTCTAGAGCTTTTTTCTGTTGGTAAAGCTCCTGGATGTGGTTGTCCATCTATAACCTCCTCATAGGTTATTCTGTGTTTACGGGCGTCATACATATCACCCATATACTCCCACGTTATACTGTTTTCTCCAAGTTTGTCAAGGATTGATTGTTCAAGTGATTGTGGGTTGTCCTCGGATAGGACATGGAATTTTGTGTAGTAATCGTAAGCAGATATTTGTACTAAAAATTTTTTCATGAATCTCACCAGTTTATGTGTAAATGGGGCCGTTTTAAGGCGGCCCCATAAATTTAGTTATTACGCACCTTGAGATGCAAAAATACCTCTAGGGTCAGATACACCAAATGAGTATCTTTCTCTAGCTTTGTATCTTACATTGCCAGTGTCGAAATCACCTTCCATTGCAGTTGTCAATGGAGCTCTATTGAACATTTTCATACCGTTTGGTACGTCTGTCAAGATATAGAACGCATCTGTATCTGTTAGGTAATTGTTCACTCTATAACCTTGAGGAACCATACCCATAGATACGATTGCATTTATATCGTTGTCAGCTGTTCCAGTTCTACCTTGAGATTTCATCAATCTCTCAGCTGTAAACTGAAGCTCAGAAGGAATGATCATTTTCAATCCTCTTGCTGCAACTCTTAGACCTCTTTCGTCAGTCATTTTACCAATGTCAATCATTGATTGTTCTAACGAAGTTTCGTTAAGGTCTGCTTGAGTAGACAAAGTATTTTTGAAAGTACCTGCTACTGTAGGGTGAGATGTGCTAAATAAAGCGACGCCATCACCAGATTTGAATGTTCCAAATCCGTTGATAAGTGGGTCAACCGCTTTTACTTGTTTAGCATTACTCATAGATCTCGCTAAAGCTTTTGTATATCTAGACGCAAGTCTGTCATACAAGTTATCCTCGATTGCTTCTTCAGTAATCGCGAATGCTAAAGCTACTGTCTCGTGAGTATATCTAGCTGAGAAGGTTTCTTGTGCTTCATCAAATGATACACCAGATCCTTCACCTTTCACCTGTGCGTTTCCAAAGCCAGATAACATTACTTCCTCTTCGAAAGCTCTGTCAGATGACTCTGCAGTATAAATCTCAGCATGCTGATTTTCATACCTTTTATATTCCAGCCCAAATAGTGCATTTAGGCCCGGCTCTAGTTCTTTAACTAGTTGTGATCTTGATATTGCCATAGTCTATATACTCCTATTATGATTGTAGCTCGATTAAGTTGATACAAACAACAGCAGAAAAATTAGCTGCAGTAATATCCTCATTTTCAGGATCTTCTGCAGATCTAAGTAATCTAAATTGTTTATTATCCGCGCCAGTTTCACTTGAGTCCAAAGTTGATGATGATTTACCAGTGGTATCACTACCCGCTGATGCATTCATATCATAAGTTTCTAAGAACTGTGCTTGTGTTCTAGCAGCGTCTAAACCAACTACGTACTGCTGGAGAGGGTTATCTAATACAAAGGCAGTTATGTCTTCACTGTTTGCAGGTGTGATTGTTGCTTTGTAAAAATTAGCAAACGTTGGCTTTAAAGTGTCAGCCGCATTGTAAAAGATACCATTTAAGACACCTAATACTGGAGCAGCAGAACCTTGTCCGCCAATCACATAACCTGA